GTAGTCAGTAATCATGTAAAAAGCATAAAATTAGTAACAAAGATGGGTTTTAGCGAAGAAGCAAGATTGAAAAATGCCTCACTTGATGGCGATATTATATTTTTGACATTGGCAAAAGAAAATTGCCGATTTCTAGGGGTAGAAAATGGGTAAGTCAGTCGCAGCACCACCAACACCAGATTATGTCGGCGCAGCTAAACAGCAAGGTCAAGACAACCTTGCGGCAGCGAAACAATCTAATTTGATGTCAAACCCAAATATGTACACGCCGTTTGGCAATCAAACGGTAACGTATTCTAGCCCTACGTTTGACCAAGCGTCTTATGATGCCGCAACTGCCAAATACAACGCCGGAAACGTAGACCGCAATCAATATATGCGTGCAGGTAGTCCAGAAGGCGATACGACTACGGGCGGTTCATATTTTGACCAAGCAGCTTATGATGCTGCTAATGCAAAACGAGGCGCTGCCCCAACCCGTGAAGCGTTTACAACTGGCGGCGGTGTGCCAACAATTACTCAAACACTAACCCCACAAGCACAACAGACCCTTGACGCTCAAATGCGTGTGCAAACTGCTTTGGCTAATCTTGGTCAAACAGGCGCAACCAATGCACAAAACGTATTAAATACGCCATTTAATCCAAATTTAGCGCCCATTCAAAATACGGTTGCACCATCGGGCAATATTCAATCAACTATTGCGGGATATAACCCTGTACAAGTTTCTAATGTGCAAACTGGATTGGGCGCAGGCGATTATGGTTTAGCCCGTGCTAATACTCAAGCGAATACTTATGGGTTGGCAACAGGCGATGTTAACGCCAATACTTATGGTTTAGCACAAGGCTATGTGCCGTTGCAAACATCATTAAACACAAGCAATTTAACGCAAATGCCTACTAATGCAGGTATTAGCGCACAACAAGCTATTCTTGATCGGTTAAACCCAACAATTCAACAAGGCGATACGTCATTTAAACAAGCGTTGGCAAATCAAGGGTTAGCGCCAGGCACAGCTGCCTACGATGCTGCGTTTAGAAACCGTGAAATGAGCAAAAATGACTTGTATAACCAAGCGGCCTTGCAAGGCATTAACATTGATATGGCGGCTCGGCAACAAGGGTTAAATGAATTAAATACAACTGGCACATTTGGCAATCAGGCTTTATTAGCGGGGGCAGGTTTATACAATCAAGCCGTTGGTCAAAACTTTGGTCAAGGTGTAACGGCTAATCAACTTAAAAATGCAGCTGTTGGTCAAAATTTTGGCCAAGGCGTTACTGCCGATCAATTGTATAACTCGGCTGTTGGTCAAAACTTTAATCAAGCCTTGTTAGCACAACAAGCTAATAATGCAGCACAAGCACAGCAATATGGTCAAAACGTAGGTGCTGGTCAATTTACAAATGCAGCACAACAACAATTATATGGTCAGAACTTAAACAACGCACAATTTAATAACCAAGCCGTACAACAATCTTTAGCCCAGCAATCTGCATTACGAGCGCAACCATTAAATGAGATTCTTGGCTTAATGGGCGGTTCACAGATTCAATTGCCGCAATTTCAAGGTTATCAAGGCGCACAAGTTGCACCAGCACCGACATTTGCAGGCGCACAAGCGCAAGGTCAAAACGCCATGCAAAATTATGGTATTCAACAATCCGGTGCTAATGCTGGCGTGCAAGGGCTTACTTCATTGGCGGGCATGGCGGCAATGTATTTCTAATGCTTGGATTAGCGTTTTCAGGTGGGAAAGATTCTTTAGCGTGTTGGTATTTGTACCGTGAAAAGAATCCGATTGTTTTTTGGGCAAATACAGGCAAGGCTTATCCTGAAACGATGGAAATCATTGAACAGGTTAGAGCAGATGCAGTTGAGTTTATTGAAGTAAAGTCAGATCAAGAGCAACAGATTAAGTTTTACGGCTATCCAAGCGACATTGTGCCGATTGACCATAGCCTTGAAGGTATGCAATTTGCAGGCGATAAACCAGTACGGGTACAAAGCTATTTGAGTTGTTGTTGGGCAAACGTGGGGCAACCTCTCACAGAGGCGATTGCAAAACGTGGAATTACGCACTTGATTCGTGGGCAAAGGCTTGATGAAAGCCACAAATCCACGGCTCGGCACGGGTCGGTAGTGAATGGTGTGACTTACATTCAACCGATAGAAACATGGACTAAAGAGCAAGTTTTGGCGTTTTTACGGACTCAATGTCAGTTACCAGAACATTATGCAATCGACCATTCAAGCCTTGATTGTTACGATTGCACAGCGTATTTGACACACTCAGCGGATCGAGTGGCATGGATGAAAGAAAAACACCCAAATTTGCATGAAAAATATAAAATAAACATGGCGGCACTAAAGTCTGCCTTGTTGCCTACTTTAGAGTTACTAAGGAATTGCGATGCTTAATCAATACGTCAACATGACTCCGCAGCAGAAAATGGCTCAAATGCTGCAACAGCAAGGGCAATCAACCCCATTGCAAGGTCAAGATGTTAACCAAGCTCAAATGCCTCAAATGCAAAACCCACTAGCTGGCGCACAAAACGCCATGAGTATGTACGGGCAAATGCAAAAACAAAATCAAATGCAAGATATGCAAGATTACATGGCTCGTCTTAAACTTGGTCAAGCGCAAACTGGCGGTATGTTTGACCGTGCTAACTCTGTCGGCCCAGATGTAACTGCTAACAATTACACGGGGTAAGTCATGGCAACTATGTTCCCTACTGTTTCGACTCAACAAGGCTATAAAGCGCCAGGGCCGTATGACGAGGATTATCGTTCGATAGCCCGTCGAGAGCAATTGGCTCAAATACTTCAGCAACAAGCATTACAACCGATTGAGGCGGGTAGCTATCAAGGTATTCAAGCGCCCATTTCGCCGTTATCTGGTATTGCTAAAGTTTTGCAAGGTTATTTTGCTGGGCAACAAATGGATAGCGCAGATCAAGCTCGGCAAGATTTACTCTATAAATCTGAAAATGCTGATCGTGCTTTAGTTGGATTACCACCTGTTGAAAGAACAAAACCGCAACAATTAGCTCAAGCATTACAACAGCCAGCAGATACAACATACAGTGAGGGTGCGCCACCAACAGGTATGCCATCAACAAGTGTGCCGCAACCTCAAGCAATCCCAATTGCTCAATCATTCCCAGTTGGGCCGTCAGGCGCATATCAAAACCTGCCACCAAATCAAGGAATTGATGCAGTGCCGCAAACAGCACCAGTTCAAGGTAGTTCGGCACAAGGCGCACCGGCTGTACCGCCGCAAGGTCAATTTAGACCACCAGGTGGTGGTCCAGTATTGCCATCGGTTACGGGTGATCCATTAAAAGATTTGGCATTGCTTAAACAATTTAGAGGCGATACAGCTGCTTACGTTAAATTTGCTTACGAACAAAATAAACCACAAGTATTGCCTAGAGGTTCTTCATTAGCAACAAATCAAGGCAGAATGATTACTGGAACGCCTGACGAAAAAGGCAATGTAATAGTTCAAAACCCTGATGGCACTTATCGAGTTGAAAAAGCTGCTGGGGCAAGTGAATTGGCACGGGGCGAAGCGTTTACTAAAGAATATGCAACTGAGGGCGCAAAAGCCACAGTAGCACGGGACACCACGCATTTTGATTTAGCTCAAGCAGCACCTCAAAACATTGAAAAAGCCAATCGTATTATGGATTTAGTTGATTCAGGTGCATTGACTGGTACGGCAGCAGAAAAGAAACTTCAAATTGCTCGAATGTTTAACATTACGGGTAACGGGCCAGAAGAAACAATTAAAAAGACTGAATTGTTGCTTTCTGGTCTTGGTCAAAATGTGCTTGATAACATCAAAACTTCTGGTCTTGGTGCAGGACAAGGGTTTACCGATAAAGACAGACAATTCTTGGAACGTGTTGTTGGTGGGTCAATTGAGCTCAATGGCGAAACCATTAAAGAATTGGCTAGACTTCAAAAAGCCGCCAATCAGCGTAGCGTTGAAAAGTGGAATAAACGTGTTGGCGAACTTGATCCAAATATTAGAAAAGACATGGGATTTAAACCCGTTGAATTAGGCAATACTTATAGCCAAAGTGAAATTCAAGCTGAATTAAAGCGTAGAGGATTGACTCCATAATGGCTGATCCATTTGATATTGCATTGCAACAAGAGGGTTTAAGTGGGCCATTGGCTGAACTTGCTCGTTCTATTTATATGCAAGAATCCGGTGGTGGCAAAAATACAACAACATCAAACGCAGGTGCTGTTGGCGGTATGCAAATCATTCCTGATACGTTTAATCGTATGGCAGATCAGGGTTGGGATATTAACAATCCTGAACAAAATGCTCGAGCAGGTTTGCGTTACATTAAACGATTGCATGAAATGTCAGGCGGCGATCCTATGCTTACCGCTGCGGGTTATTACGGCGGCGAAGGTGCAATTGATAAAGCTCGGCGTGGCATTGCAATATCAGACCCTAGAAACCCAAATGCGCCGAATACTTTGCAATACGGCAAAGCAGTAGCCGATAGATTAGCGAGTGCAACCATGTCAGATGCAAATCCGGTAGGCTTATCGTCAATGAGTAACGAGGAATTGCTGAAATTAGCAAAGCCATCAACGGGTTTGCAAGGTATGAGCGATCAGCAATTGCTTGATTTGACTAAAGGTCAAGCTGCGCCACAACCGGAAACACCCATGAGTGGTGGCAATGTTGCTTATCAAGCAATTACAAACATTCCATCAAGTGCGGCAAAGTTTGGCGGCGATATTTATCATGCGGTGACAAACCCTGTTGAAACAGTCACAAACATGGGGTTATTAGGCGCTGGCGCAATTAAAAACGCATTGCCCAAATCGGTAACGGATTTTATTACTTCAATTAGTAGAGAGCCTGGTCAAATTGACAAAGCGGTTGAAATCGCCAATGCGGTAGGTGGTGAATACGCTAAAAAATACGGTTCAATGGAAGGATTTAAAAACGCCATTGCAACTGATCCGGTAGGAACGGCAGCAGATATGTCAATGCTGTTAACGGGTAGCGGCTCTGTGGCGGCAAAGTTGCCAGGCATGGTGGGTCGTGCAGGTGAAACGGTTGCCAATGTCGGGCGGGCTATTGACCCTTTAAATATTGCTGTTAACGCCGTAACTAAGCCTGCAAAACTTGCTGAAGCCCTTGCAACGCCTGCAATTGGGTTAACTACGGGTGCAGGTGCAGAGTCTATTCGTGAAGCGGCAAAAGCAGGCGCAGCTGGTGGTGAAAAAGCTGAAGCATTTTTAGGTCAACTTCGCCGTAATGCGCCAATTGAAGACGTAGTAAATACAGCAAAAGAAGCTGTTTCTGAATTGCGTACAAATCGTGCTGATGCTTACAAATCAAACATGGGCGGCATTACAACAGATAAAAAAGTATTAGATTTTGCACCTATTGATAATGCAGTAAGCAAAGCTGAAAGTATTGGTTCATTTCACGGTATACCTATTCGTGAAAACGCAGCGGATGCGCTTGCAGCAATTAGTAAAAAAATTCAAGAATTTAAAACGGGTGATCCTGCTATATTTAGAACCGTTGAAGGTTTTGACAAACTAAAACAAGCAATTAGCGACATTCAACAAGCTCAACCTTATGGCACGCCAGCCCGTAAAGTCGCTGATGAAATGTATAACGCAGTCAAAAATGAAATTGTTAAGCAAGCGCCTGCGTATGCAAAAACAATGTCTGATTATGAAAATGCAAGCGCATTATTAAAAGACATTGAGGGTTCGTTATCGTTGGGCAAAAAAGCTAACATTGACACTTCGGTTCGCAAATTGCAATCAATTTTGCGAAACAACGCCAATACCAATTATGGTCGCAGAGTTGAATTAGGTCGGCAATTAGAAGCTACTGGTGCGGATACTTTATTTCCGCAATTAGCGGGTCAAATGCTTAGTTCACCCACGCCTAGAGGGATTCAAGGGGCTACAAGTGCTTTAGGTGGTGCTGCGGCATATGCTACTAACCCTGCATTGTTGCCTGGTCTTGCCTTAACTTCACCACGTTTAGTCGGCGAAACAGCATATTACGCAGGTAAAGCAGGCGGCGCAGCACAAAGAGTAGCGAAAGCATTAGAATCATATACAGGAAAATCACCAATTGACCCTTATACATTAAGGATGTTGGCAGCTAAATTAGGGCAAATGCAGCCCGAAGAACAGAGGTAATCATGTCATTTAACGGCAGCGGCACGTTCGTCATCAATTCAACTGGTCAGCCAGTTGTCACAGGCACAGTCATCTCATCAACAGCGTTTAATGCGCTGACAGCTGATCTTGCAACTGGTTTGTCCACTACGATGACCAAAGACGGTCAAACGACAGCGACAGCTAATATTCCAATGGGGTCGTTCAAGTTTACAGGGCTAAGTGCGGGTTCGGCGGCGACTGATTCTGCAAACATTGCACAAGTGCAAAACTCGTTTGGCTCGTTCTTGACAGTAGCAGGAACGGACACGATTACAGCGACTGTCAGCCCGTCATTGACTGCATACGCAGCGGGTCAAATGTTTGCGTTTGTTGCAGCTAATACAAATACTGGTGCGGTAACAATTAACATTAGTTCGTTGGGTGCAAAAGCCATTACCAAAAGCGGCACAACGGCATTGATTGCAGGTGATTTAACTGCAAATTATTTGTTTGTTGTTGTTTATGACGGTACGCAATTTCAACTTGTCGGCGTATCATCTTCGACATTTGCTAGTTTGACCGTAACGGGTGTTTTAACGCTTTCGGGTTCGGGTGTTCAATTAACCAGTTCAGGCACAGGTGCATGGAAATTGCCTGTTGGTACAACTGCACAACGTCCAACGGGTGCGGCGGGATTGATTAGACTTAATAGCACTATAAACAATCCTGAATGGTACGATTCTGTAAATTCTCAATGGTTGCAATTTACACAAGCATCAGGATATAGCGTTAATTATCTTCTTGTAGCGGGTGGTGGTGGTGGTGGTGGTGCTTATGGTGGCGGCGGCGGTGCGGGAGGTTTTTTAGCTTCTACGGCAGCAGTTGTTTCAGGTACTGCATATACAGTTACCATTGGCGCTGGCGGTGCAGCGGGTGCGGTGGGTGTTGCATCATCTGTTGGGTCACTTGTTACCAGTACGGCGGGAGGTCTTGGTGGTGGGCCATCCACAAGCGGCGGTTCTGGAGGTTCAGGAGGTGGCGGAGGTGGCACAGGTACGGGTGGCTCTGGTACTGTAGGGCAAGGAAGTGGTGGTGGCGCGGGTATTGACAGCGTTCCATATTTTGCAGGTGGCGGCGGCGGTGGAAATTCTGGTACGGGTGCTGCTGCAACCACTACAAAAGCAGGTAATGGTGGTGCTGGTGTAGCAAATAGTTTAAGCGGCAGCAGCGTCACATATTGTGGTGGTGGTGGTGGGGGTCATTACACAACATACACGGGAGGCAATGGAGGCTCAGGTGGAGGTGGTGGTGGCGGCGTTCAATCGGGGGGTACTCCAGGAACGGCTGGCTCAGGCGGGGGTAATGCAGGAACAACATCAGGTGGCGGCGCTGGTGGGGCAAATACAGGAGGTGGTGGCGGTGGTGGCGGGTCAAACAACTCAGGTGGCGCAGGCGGTTCTGGAATTTTAATTATTAGTTATGCAGGCGCACAACGAGCCACTGGCGGCACAGTCACATCAAGCGGTGGCAATACTATTCACACATTCACATCGTCTGGCACATTTACTGCTTAAGGATAATTATGGGACATTTTGCAAAAGTAGTAGACGGAAAAGTTACGCAAGTTATTGTTGCTGAACCTGATTTTTTTGACACGTTTGTGGACTCAAGCCCTGGTACATGGTTGCAAACTTCATACAATACCCGTGGCGGCGTGCATTACAATCAAGATGGTCAACCGGATGGCGGTGTAGCGTTGCGTGGTAATTATGCGGGAATTGGTTATAGCTATGATTCCGTTAATGATGTGTTTTATGCGCCACAACCTTATCCGTCTTGGACGATTAGCGCACCCACATGGGAATGGCAACCACCAATTGCAATGCCTGCAGATGGCGTATATAAATGGGACGAAGCAACTCAATCTTGGGTACGGGAAACATAATCATGGATTGGCAACATCTCATTAATTTACTTGGCGGAGCAGGATTAGCAGTAATCGGATGGTTTGCTCGTCAATTATGGGATGCTGTTCAAAATCTTAAAAAAGATGTGTCCCAACTTGAATTGTCAATTTCTGAAAATTACGTTAAAAAAGATGATTTTAAAGATGGCATTAGAGAATTAAAAGAAATGCTTGGCAAGATTTTTGACAAACTGGACGCAAAGGCAGACCGATGATTCAATACTTGAAATTAAAATGGGCAATGTTTATACAATGGTTTAAACAATTGAGGTTTTAATGGATCCAATTACTTTACTTGCAGCGTTAGGGCCACTCGCCGTTGATCTCGGTAAATCCTTGATTGGGCGCTTTATTCAAACTGACGTATACAAACCCACAAACGTGGCTGAATACACTCAAATGCGTAACGTCGATTTAGAGATGTTTAAAGCGATGAACAACGCAGGTGGTGGTGGCAGTACCTATCCGTGGGTTGAAGCGGTTGTGAGGCTTATGCGCCCTGCTGTAGGGGCTATTGTGCTTGGTACATGGTCTTTTATGATGTTGACCGGACAAGACAATCCAGCGGTCAATAATTTTGCGTCAGCCGTAGGTTTCTATTTGTTCGGAGACCGTACTTTGTTTTACGCACAAAAGAAATGAGCAATTGGGACAATGCTTTTAAGCTAATGCTGAAATCCGAAGGCGGGTTTGTTAATCACCCACAAGACCCAGGCGGCATGACCAATTTTGGCGTTACCAAATCCACTTGGGAAAACTGGATCGGTCGGCAATCTGACGAAGCAGAAATGCGTAATCTTACGCCTGCAAAAGTTGAGCCTTTGTACAAAAAGAAGTATTGGGACGCTGTGCGTGCCGACGAATTGCCTAATGGCATTGCATATTTAGTTTTTGATTTTGCCGTAAACGCTGGCGTGGGGCGTTCGATTAAAACCTTGCAAACTGCTGTGGGCGTAGCGTCAGACGGTTGGTTTGGGCCTGCAACAATGGCAGCTGTAGAGGCGCTTGATCCGCATGAATTGATTGAGCGTTTTAGCAAAGCAAAAGAAGACTTTTACCGCAGCCTGCCAACCTTTGAAGTATTCGGTAAAGGTTGGATGAATCGTGTGGCAGACGTAAAAGAAAAAGCCACCGCAATGGTGGCATGAAAACTTTGTTTATTTTGTTTTGCGCTATTGTGTTGGCTTGGGTTTTTGCTTTAGTGTCTATACTAATGTAAACAATACTGAGCAAACCGACCGCCGTTTTTTTCAACAATAACGGTTTCAATGTCAAAACCTTGTTTTTTAAGTTTGTAAACAATGTCGGCTAACCTAGTTGCACGGTACAACGTAATAGCTTCCCAACTGGTTATATTTTTGCGTTTTTGAAGGTGCATATAAACTGCGTCTTTTTTTGTCATTGCATCACCCAAGATAAAAGTGGAACAAGCCCAAAAACGGCTGCCAGTAGCGTTAAACCCACAACCCATGCCATAACAGGTATTTTCTCGTCAGCCCTTGTATAGCGGCTGTATACACGTCTGTGACGGTCTGTGCGTCCAGTCCAGTTAGAACCGGACAAATCAGTACCAAAAGGCCAGTTATTCATAATCTTCCTCATTTGCTGTAACGGTTTCAACGTGGTTGATGTCAAGAAAATGTGTGTACATCGGTACAGCGCAATCTTCAACATCTTGAGCATCAATCTTAATAAACGGTTCGCCATTTAAATCTAGTTTTACGCCATCAGCGTATTGGTCAATTAATTCGGCAATTTTCTTGTCTGTTAAGTGATAAGACAAATCACGCAACAATTCACGTTTGCCCTCGTCTGTTAGTTGAATGTATGAGTATTTCATTTATGTACCTTTTATCGTGGTTTATGGCGTGTTGCCATGTACAAATATTAAGCTATCTAAATAGCCAATGCAACAATATTTTATAGGTATAAACCCTAAGTGTTGTATTTTTGTTAAGGTGCGGGTACTCGCTGAACAAGGAGTGTGAGGGACACGGCTTTCCCCGCATATTGATTATAGGTTGTTTTTACGCTTGTAGAACGCTAGTAAATATTGAAAACAATCCCATGCAGAGGTTAAATCGTCCTCTGAATGTTCGATCAATTTCACGTCACCAGCTGCGGTAAAAAAGACGTTGGCGCATCGAGCGTTAGGTTTTCCAAGACCTATGCGGTAAGCTGCAAGCTGCATAATCTGCTCGTGATAAGGCACAATTTTGTCCAAATTGTCTTTAGATTTAAAGTCAATCACAATATTTGCAGCAATTAGATCAACTTTTCCACCAAAACCACCGTATGCAAACGAGCGTTCTGCCTCCCATTTTTGATCTTGCCCAAAGTGAATCCGAATGGCGGCATCAACTTGGTCGACGTATCGTGGGTAATCGTCACGTTCGCCACTGTAAAATCGTTCTAATACTCCGTGCATTTGTGTGCCACGATCCATTGCGTCCCGTCCGGTAGACTTACTATCGGACATAACCCGCTCCAGCCAGTTTTCCTCTGATTCGCCGTTAATGCGCGGCAACGTCAAAGCAGCTAACAACACTTGTGTTTGCAACCAGTTGATTAGACCAGGCTTGGCAATGATGCCCAAAATAGTGGTAACGGATGGTACAAGGTTTAATTGCCGAGCATCTGTCAATCTGGTGTTACGTTCTACGCCGTTTTTGCCAACAATACGATACGCTGGTGAGCCGTCTTGAGCGTACCAATGGCCAGCCTCAGAATCTGTTGATTTAATAATCATTCTTCCCTCGCTTTCATAAATTGATCGGCAATTTCAAAACAACGTGTTGCAGCGGCTTTTGCCCAAGTTTGGTCATCAATCGGCAGCTGCCAATCACCTGCACACATTCCATTTAAAACAGTTGCCGCAACGTAATCCCGTAAACTCATGCCTGGCATCATTGAATCATTTTGTATCCATGTTGGAAAAGCAGGGTGAAATTCATTTATATTCATTTTTGCACCTGTTTGGCTAGTTTTTTAAGCATCTCAATGGCATCCTGTAGGTTTTGCATGGCCCTAGCGTCTAAAACCATGCCCTCATACCATTGCTGCAATCTCCAAGAAATAAGTATTGCCTCCTCTGTCTGGTTCATCAGAACGGCACATCGTCGATCATGTCCTCAAGAGGCACGACAATCCCCTCTTTGATTGACCTGTAAGCGTCAGATTTTGGTTTAGCAGGCGCAGCAACTGGCGCTGCATTCTCCGCAGGCCGACCACCAAGCATCTGCATCTGGTCAGCAACAACCTCAGTTGTGAATTGTTCCACGCCATCCTTGTTAACCCACTTACGGTTAGTCATACGACCCGCTATAAAGATCCGTGATCCTTTTTTAAGGTAATCGCCGCATATTCCTGCTAATTTGCTAAACGTTACAATCCTGACCCATTCTGTCGTTTCTTTTGTTGTGGATTCGTAATTAACAGCAATGCTGAAATTACAAATTGCTTTGTTATCTGCCGTATAACGTAGTTCAGGGTCTGCGCCCAAGCGCCCAATGAACTCGCAGCGGTTTAAGTCGTTTGCCATTATTGGTTCTCCCAGTTTGCTTTAAATTGATCGTATGCAGCCTTCAATGGAATCTGTTGTTCTTTCAAACAAATAGTCCAAGCTGCCCTAAATATATCTTTTAAACTCTCATAGCTGACCGCTGAAGCCATTTTTGCAATGGTGTGATCTAGTTCTATGCCCACAGGCTTTTCAACTGGCTTAGGCGGTGTTTTAACGGCTGCTTCACCATCATCGTCAGCCGAAGCGACACCTAAAGCCGATTGCAAACTATAGCGTTTTGCGTAGGTCAAAGCTGACCCGAAGCCCTGCGCGTCTTGCTTGCTTGCTGGAATAAACAACGTGCCACAAGATAACTGCTCACCAGATTCATGGATAAGAACGGTTTCAACAGCTACGCCACCGTCAGCGGTATGTAGCATTTGAACAAAGGCTAAACCGTTTCCGGCAAGATGAGGTCTTACTGCGTCAATGACGGAAGCAAGGGAACTGTATGCAGATTTAAAGTGGGGGTTTTTGGAGTCTTTAGCTGCGTGGGACATTGCTGCCTGAGCCTTGACTAATGCTTTTGCTAATTCATTCATTTATGCACCTGTATGTTGTCCTGACGGGTATGTCAGTAAATAGATATTAAGGCATCTAAATACAGATGTCAACCCATACAGAAAGATTCTGTTAAGATTGCTACATGAATACAACAGAAATCATTGAGACACTAGGTGGCACGTTTGCTGTAGCCAAGCTATGCCGTGTAAGTCCGCCAGCCGTAAGTCAATGGCGCAACAACGGTATGCCTGGTGACAAACTAGTGCTATTAGCTGCTGAACTTGAAAAGAAATCAAATGGCAAATGGAATCGTAAAGAAATCCCCAACTGGCAACAAATCTGGCCTGAGTTGCATAAAGTAAAAAAAGCGAATAGAATTTAATTGTTGTCTTGGCAGACGATGTAAGCCGTTTTAGTGTGTATCTTGATTTTTTGATAAATTCCGTGAAGAAGATTTATCAAAGAATGTCCCCGTAAATCAGGGGTTCTGCCAACAAGATGCACTCTAAAGCGGCTTTTTTATTTGTCAAAACAACTGTCAGGGCGCATTAGCTAATAGAGTGACCACTCGTACCCAGAACAGGTTAATTAAAGATTCAAGGTTGTATCCGGTGTGACCCGCACCTCTAAGTACCGAAAGGGAACAGGATATAGACAGAGTAGAGAAATCTACTAAAACCATTTACTCTAAATTGTGATCTTCTACAGCTGCAAGGACTGCTACTGTTTTAGGGAGTTTAGGGGTGGGGTGAGTTGCCTGCCACAAAGCTAACAAGCTACAGGTCTGTCGTAAAGGATTTATCCTCAACCACTACGGTGGGTGGGTATAAGGGTAGGGGAACTATTGTCAAATACATTTAACATCTGACGATAATGTCACATATATTGTACAAATACCGACTTTATGTCTCATAAGTGATACATAGATAACAGTAGGTTAAAAACAACAGTTTAATTGCTGCTTTTTTTTAAACATTCTGTTAAGATAACTAAACAATAGGAGATCAACATGACAAAGTGGATTGTTTATTCATTGATTGCAGGGATGGTAACTTTTGTGTGGCTGTGGAAAACTCGATTACAGAAAAACGTGCGACTTGACGTTGACAAACCGTGTCATTGTTTGCATCCCATTAAATGCGATTTGTTTGACAAATGTATGCGGGGTGAGAAATGAACAATCAAACAATGCGTTTGGCTGTAGAGGCTGGTTTTCTTGACGGTGATTTGGAATTGTTTCCTGAAACCATTGAACGCTTTGCTGAACTTGTGCGGGCTGACGAGCGGGAGGCTTGTGCGAAGTTGTGCCTTGAGCCAATCCATTATGGTCAGGTTCAAAATAACAGATCAACGGTTGGCGGTAAAAAGTATGTGCGGGATAAAACAGCACAAGAGTGTGCCTATTTAATCAGAGCAAGGGGATAGATATGAACACACAACAAAGAATTCTTAAATTTTGCTTAACGCCACAAACTGTGAAAGATATTGCCGAACATTGTGCGCTAGAGAAAGCGTCGATTTACTCTCATTTGCTTACTCTACAGCGATCAAAAAAGATTGAAAAACGTGGGGACGGTAAGCGCAGAGCAATGCCTGCCGTTTTTGTAACCATTCAACAAGCACCAGTTGCAACGCAACATACGGATGATTATCAAAACTTGGTGTTAATTTGGGCGCATAACCCGTTTGGGTCTAAATTGGAGGCAGCGTGAGTTACATAATTGGAAACTTACCGCCCATCAAATGCTTTGTGCGGCGTGAATTTTTATACAATTTTGAGAAAGGTCACGGCGAACTTGAGCCTGCCATTTGGGTAAGCATCAAAGCAATCCGTGGGCAAGTGTTCCGCATTGAAAGCCTGTTGCCACGTTACGGCGCTTTGTACGACAAACTACCTATCCAGGCTTATGTGTGGCACATTGATAGTCGTGCTGAGCTACCGTTTGACGTTTTGCAATTGTGGGATTGCATGGGATATAGGTTCACAGTCCACGAAAAGATTGGCTTGCGTAACTTTGGGGTTAAATTTTTAGGCAAAGACAAAGTTTGGCATTTTGGTCAATACCTGTTTACCGTGGATTTTTGTGCTGATGGGCAGGATTTAGACACAGGCTTTACAGAACAAGCAGAGGAGCACAAGAGTTTCAACTTTATTCGGTTAGATAATGGGCAATTTGCAGCGCAACCAAACAACCGTTGCCTTTGGTACGATCAGTCGCTAATACCGGCTAAGACTGAATTTCCTGACTTTCAAGCATCACGGCACATTTGGACTGTAGACGGGTCGCGCAAGTGGTCAGCGGATGATGATTGGTTTTATGATATTGGGGAAAGGCATGAGTGATTACTCACCCCATCCCGCTATAGAATACATTTGGGACAACGCCCCTGCCTACGCTAAGGCTAAAGGCGAACTGGCGCAACTGGAGGCGTTTAAATCAAGCCTAAAAGCTATTTTGATGAAAAAGTCAGGTGAATCTACGGTAACGGCTCAGGAACGGGAAGCTTACGCCCATCCGGATTATCAAAACCATTGCCATGCAATCGGTCAAGCCACCGAAAAAGTCGAGTTGTTAAAGTGGCGGTTAACAAGCGCACAACTTAGGTTTGATGCCTGGCGCAGCGAACAAGCTAATAACCGCAACATGGATAAATTGACCAAATGACAGCAAACGACACCCAAACTGGCGGATCTCATTACCAAGTCAAAATACAACCTTGGGACTACATTATTGAAAATAACTTAGGTTATTTAGAAGGCAATATCATAAAATATGTAACTAGGTACAAAGCAAAAGGTGGGGTTGAAGATTTAAAGAAAGCGCAACATTATTTAAGTAAACTAATCGAAGTTAACTCAAAGGATTGACATGGCTATTACCTTTTATTCTGAGCAAGAAGATGGTACTGAAGTGCTGATTACAACTGAGCATGAAGGATTAAACGAAATTTTTGAAGTATTTAAAAACTTTCTTAAAGCCAACGGTTACGATCCTGACGTTTATGACTTTTCAAACGAGCCGCTAGACTTTGATGAGTAGTTGGTTAATAGTGCTGACAGGCTCTATATACGCCTATATCAGCGTTGAACAACTATTTAAGGGTAATGTACCTATGTCGGTTACTTACGCAGGATACGCCCTTGGTAATGTCGGCTTGTATTGGATGGCAAAGTGATCTATTTGTTAACGGCTTTTGTGTTATGCCACCTTGAAGCAGCGTGGGGCTGGTGGGTAGCCTTTGGTTTATGCTTAATTATTGATGCGTTAAGGCGTTTATGAATGACTATTCTGAATGTTTAATCAAAATTAACACGGGTTTAAACGATTACCGCAATGCTATTTTGCGTAACAATATGTTTGAAGCTTTTAAAATTGCTGAAGATTTAAAACATTTGTGTCAATGGCTTGAAGGTTGGACGTATCAAAAGGTCAAAAGTGGTAACTAAATCCGAAAAAAAACATTATGACAAACTTGCCCAGATTGGTTGCGTCCTTTGTAAACACTTGGGTTACGGCGAAACACCTGCACACATTCACCACATTCGCAGATTGGGCATGAAACGCAGTAATGCAGACGTTATACCGCTATGCCCTGAACACCACACGGGCAAGACTGGCGTGCATGGGTTGGGCAGAAAAGCGTTTGAATCAACCTATGGGTTAACGGAAGATGATCTTTTATTAACCTATTGCTCATGAACCCTTACAAAATTACAGAACCAACGTGCATTAGTTTTAGCGGCGGTAGAACGTCGGCTTATATGCTATATCAAGTATTGCAAGCACATGGCGGGAAAATGCCTGATGACGGCATTGTGTGCTTTGCAAACACGGGTAAAGAAGAAGAAGCTACGCTAAAGTTTGTAAACGATTGTTCGGTTAACTGGGGCGTAAAGATACATTGGATTGAATATCAGAATCACGAAGATCCAGCGCAGCGGTATAAAGAAGTTACATACCAAACAGCGTCTAGGAATGGTGAACCATTTGAGGCAATTATACGAAAACGTCAATATTTGCCAAATCCAGTAACAAGGTTTTGTACTTCAGAGCTAAAAATACGCACAATGGCGTGTTTTCTTAAACATTCTGGATTGTTTGACGATTGCACTAAATCAGAATTAGAAAACGCATCTTGGATTGGGTTGAGATACGACGAAGATAGACGAGCCACAAAAATTAAAGATAAACGCAGAATTCCATTATTTACCGCAGGCGTGACCGTTCAGCACATAAGTGATTTTTGGGATCAACAATCTTTTAATCTTGAATTGCCAACATACAAAGGTAGAACATTGGCTGGCAATTGTGATTTGTGCTTTTTAAAGCCATTAAATCAAGTTGCTACTTTAATTGCAGAAAACCCTGCAAGAGCGACATGGTGGGTTAAAATGGAGGCATTGGCATTGGCATCCAAGCCAAGCGGTGCGACTTTTCGCAAAGACCGTCCAAATTATGAAAGTATGGTTAAGTTTGCGGCAGATCAAAAAACAATATTTGACCCAGATGAAGAAGGTATTGCTTGCTTTTGTGGTGATTGATTACAGTTCAAGCGGATCGAACCCCAATTCATTGGCAATTTGAGCTGCGTAACGTCTAAACGTGTCATCGTGCTTATCCCATTTTGACGTATTCCAACGCTTGCAATGGATCATTTCATGGGCAAGAGTGCGAATAACTGTGGATAAGTGACCGTTTTTAGCTTTAGAGATGGTAATTATGTGGCGTTCTGTCAGGTCGCAATAGAAATAAGTACCCATAGCGTCGAGTTCATTAGTAACCTTAAACTCAATCAGTGATATTTCCGGTAGATGCCAACCAGAAAATGGCTTGAGCGTTTTAAGCATTGAATAGATTGACTCAAGCATTTTGGAGGTCAGTTTCATACTAAACCTTTACGATTTTGCCACGGAACACCACTTCATCTTCGCCAAACACTTGAACCAGTTCGGGCATTAACAATTTGCCCCTATCCCAAGTTAACACGGCGAACCCTGAACGCCAATCTTTAGGATTGTCTTCGGTATAGTCAGCAAACTGCATATTATTTGGCTCGGCTAAAGTACCCGTCTGGACACCATACCTTGTACCGTTGTAATCGGTAATCGGCTGAACAGCAAGAACATGGGTGTGACCTGTAACGATAGACGTACCGCCGTGCAAAGTATTGTTATACCCTGCGTACCTGCCACCTTTAAACCTATGCTTGATGCAAACGTCCTCATTGACCCAATATGACCAGCAAGGTGACCAACGAGGAAAATGGTCTTTTAAGGTGAAACCCTGAACTCCCTCATAAGCAGCGGCTTGGTTAGCCAACATGGTTTCAAAACGTGCATCATGATTGCCTAAAGTCCAAATTAAAGGGCATTTTGTAATTTCTTCGATTTTGCCCAAATAGAACTTGCAAGCCTCTAATTCATCTTTAACCGTGGGTTTGGAGTCCCACCCAATGCGTGGATAGCGGGAAATAGCACCACCGTCAAATGCGTCCCCATTGTTTACAATTACGGTTGGGCGTAGTAATTTAATGAAATGAATCAATGCTTTAAAAGCTGTGGTGGTATCGTCAGGCCAAAAGTGAGCGTCTGAAAATACAATTACTATGCCTTTTTCAATGTCAATGCCACGGCGAATGTTGCCTGGCGTGTCGTGGATCTTTTTAACAAAGGCATTTTGTTGCGAGTTATGGGTAAGTAATCGAATGTTATGCTTAAATTCAATGGATCGCCTACGAGCGTAAACATTTCTTAAAGCAATATTTAATCTTTGTGCAACTAACCCTGGGCTGCCTAACTCGTTCCAAACTTTAATAAATTCATCATCGGTATACACAAGTGACATAAAATTACCCCATGAGAGCAAAACGAGTCGATATAAATCAAAAAGATATAATCCACGCCCTAAGAACTTTCGGTGCAATTGTTGTGGATTTATCGGGAGTAGGCAAAGGTTGCCCAGATTTATTAGTTGGCTTTAAGGGTAAGACCTATCTTATTGAAGTTAAAAAAGATAGTAAAGCGAAATTTACCGCACCACAGTTACAGTTCAATGAATTATGGAATGGCGGTGTCATTGCTCGAATAGAAACGGTTATTGAGGCTATTGACCTGTTAAACGGTTGATTTATAATAAAGAAAAGGAGTAAATATGGATTATCCTGCCGTATTTGTCGCAACTTTGTTCCATTCAGGCACAAATGCTCACTTTATGCACCTGCAGACAGACTCTTATGCCAAACACAAAGCGTTGCAAAAATACTATGAAGGCATCATTGATCTGACTGACAGTTGGGCAGAGGCGTATCAAGGGTGCTACGAGCAAATTAAGTCTTATCCTAAAGACTTTCACCTTGCCACAGATCCCGTCAAATACATCACAGGTGTCAAAGCCTTTGTAAAAGACATTCGAGATGAATTGCCTAAAGACACAGAGTTGCAAAACCTGATTGACGAAATTGCGGATTTGATTGATTCAACCCTTTACAAGTTAAAGGCGTTCAAATGAGCAAAGCAGGACTATACGCAAATATCTTAGCTAAACAAGAACGTATCAAAAATGGTTCAGGCGAACACATGAGAAAGCCAGGCTCACCAGGCGCACCCACAGCTAAAGACTTTAAAGAATCAGCTAAGACAGCGAAGGATACTAAGAAATGACCGCAGCATGGACTCGCAAAGAGGGTAAGAACCCTGCTGGCGG